AAAATGCCAGAGTATTTAGGAACTTCGTTTGCGATTTTTAATGCTTTTGTTTTTTCTAAATTTATTATTTTTTGATGTTCGTCTTTAGGGGATTTAAACCCATTATAATAATCTTTTATAAAATTAGAAAAATTATTTTTGTAAAATGTCCAAAAAATAATATTTAAATCGATTGATTCTTTTAATTCTAATTTGTTGGAATCGTAATCATCAGCCAATGCTATTAATTTTTTTTGTTCATTCGACAATTCTATGTTTTTAGAATCTATGAACAATTTTTTATTTAATAAACAATTTGATGAATATTTTTTATGTAAAATTTTTGAATATTTGAATTTATTTAAATATGGAATTGATCTTTCGTGATGATCAACTATTGTAACACACGAAGAATCTAATTCTGGTAAAAATTCATCACGCAATGCTAAATCAAACACATAGATATTTTTACAATTTATTGTATTGGTTATAAATTGTTTTATTTTTGATATCTCTAAATTAGAAACAGATTGATATGATATAGAAGCTTCTGGTTTTGACCACATAAAGGTCAAAAGACTCAACGCACCATCTAAATCATTATGCGTAAATACTTGATATGTTTCCGACATATCAATATTTAACACCATCTATTCAATTTTCACTATCCAAACTTAAACTTTCCAATAAATCTAAAGTAGATGAAATGCTTTCGTTTTGTGTTAAGGTTTCAAATACTTGATTTTTTCTTTGATTTGGTGTATTTTTTGCCGTAAAAGATTTGGCAACTTCATCTGGATTGTTCAATGACAAAGTTTCATAATCAATTTCTAATACTGTATGGCATTGTCTTGGTCCGAATCTATTTTTTACAATTCCCATGTGAATTATTCCAAGCTCAAAATCTTCTTCCTCTGTCCAAATTGAAAATTGAGCATCTACGGTATGAGATAATCCCATAGATTCACTTGTCATATCAAGATCAGGGTTAGGGGTAGAAAAGGCACTTCTGTTTGCTTGTGTTGCTGATATTACAGGACATTGAAACTGGTAAGACAATGCTCTAACACATTCAGTAATTTCTTTAATACCCTCATATGAATTTAAGCCGTTAGTATTTGGTGCTAATAGATTCAAATAATCTAAAACTATAGCATCTGGTTTTATTCCAGACCTAGTAAGTTTTTCCAAATAATTTTTCAAATTTAAAGCAGAAACTGTTTTAGGTGGAAATTCTTTAATTATAAGTTTTGCGTTTTTATTTTTTACTTTATATTGATTCAGTGACTTTTTAAGAGGATCGGTATTTAATGATAAATCTTTAAAAGGTATTTTAGACAATTGCGAACTAATTCTTTTTGCATATATCTGTTCTGGCATTTCTAGTGAAATTAGAACAACTGTTTTATCTTGACTCAATAGATTAGTCGCTATATTTCCTAAAAATATAGATTTTCCAACGTTTGTAACACCAAAAAATACATACAATGCTCGTCCTTCGGCCATGAAACCACCGCCGATGCGTTCATCCAACCAATTCCATCCGGTTGGGATGACGTTAAATACTTTTTGTAAATCTTCACAATGTTGATCAATTGATTCTAGATAATCAAACCCAATATTATCAATCAAAGAAATTCCACATGCTGCTTCAAATTCTTTTAAAATTTTAGATGGTTCAATATTTCCAGATTGAATGTCTATCGATGTCTTAAGAACACTACTAAGAACTGCCTTTTCTTTAATAAAACGCTCTGTGTTTTTTAAAAGTAAATCTTTATCATATTTTTTATCAATATCTTTAAATGATAAAATAGTTTGTTTTAACGCATCTCTTTTTTCTTGATCTACTAAATGAGTTTTAAGTTCTGTAATGTTTGGAATAGTTTTATGCTCTGCATAAAATTCTAACAAAGATTCAAAAACACATTTTATGTTCTTATCCTTAAAATAAGAAGGTTTTGCATAATGAATTACTGTTTCAAGGTATACTTGGTCGAATAATGCATTATAAATTATTACTCTTTCGAATAATTCGAAATCCAATGGTAAATTTTTCATTCAAATAAAAATTAATCTTGGGATAGTGTACCATTCTCATTTTTAAATGACAATTCTTGTTTTAGTTTTTCTTCAAGTAAAGGTAAAATTTTTGACCAAATGGCATCATCGTCTTTAAATTCTTTAAAGAATCCCAACATCTCACCATTTAGTGTATAACGATGCCCTTGTTTTTCTAGAACACCATATCCTTCGGCCATTTCCAGTAAGCCAGAATACTTATTTAATCCTGTTTTAAAATTTAAATAAAGTTCTGTCTCCAAAAACGGTACTACAAATCTATTTTTGGTAGTAAAAACTCTCAATGTTAGACCATTGATATCTTTTGCTAGTGATGTTGTAGTCTCGTTCGAGTCTTTATTCTTGCTATCACTTGCTCTCTCGATCTTCTTTGCCATCTGAACTATTACAGATGCCATATACAATGGCCCAGACCCCCCTGCTTGCTTCTTAATTGCAGTTGGGTGTAGTTGTGATGGATCATCATATATATGATTGGTAAACACGACAGGACAATTGGCCTTAGCGGCTGAGTGTGTGATAGCTCTCATCATGCTTTTAAGTGCCTTTGCTCGGTTTCCCATATCTGGTGTATCACTACCCTCGTCAATCTTCTTTTTTTCTTGTGTTGTTATCAAATTTCCCAATGAATCAATAACAATAAGAACTTTTCCTTGTAACTTTTTCTCAACAATACTATCTAAAAATTTTACAATTTGATTTCTACATTGTTCTGTAATTTCAGTAGGAGCATGTTTAATTTTTGATGGATCACAACCTAATCTTTTAGCAGTATCTTCGTCTAATGCACCTTCTGTATCAAAATATGCTACATGCATACCTTTTTTTTGTGCATTTGCCATTATTTTATTTGCAATTAATGTTTTTCCGCAAGATTCTGGTCCAATAAAACCAGAAAGTCTACCCATTGGAATTCCCCCATATAAAGACCCTGAAATAATAGCATTTAATGCCATTGAACCTGTATCGACCCACTCTCTGACTGATGATAGACTATTTTCATCCAAATATGTTGCCTCTGGATTTAGATCATCTAAAATTTTAAATGCATCTTCGATTGTTCCAACATTACTACCTTCAACTTCCGAGTTTTCTTTTTTAGTTTTTGCCATATCTTTTATATAATAACGAAAAACCCCGAAAAGTCAAAAACTTTTCGGGGTTTTTCTGACCTATGACATTCTATTCATCAAAAAGATTGACTACTTTTTCTTTGCTTTGTTGTTCAGCAGGAGGTTGTTCGCCTTGTTGAACAAAAGTGTTGTTTTTAGAAAACATTTGGTTATATTGTGCTTGTAATCTGAAGTCGATTGCATCAATGTCTGTCAAAGTTGTATCAGATTTCTTAAAATCAAAATGAACATCTGAATTTTTGTCGCCCAAAAATTCTCTGAAAAATAATGGGAATAATTGAACCGACATTTTTCCAGTATTATCACCACCGACTATGATTACTACTGGATTTTCGACTCTGAGAATTGTTTGATCGGTTTGATCTACTAAATTTCCCATAACTGTTCTACCAACTCTATCTAAGAAGACGGTTGGAACTTTTGTATTTGTTGTATTTGTTGTATCACTCATATCATTTATATTTTATAAGATGATATTAAAAAATCAAGTCATAGTAAGTATTAAAGTGAAAAAAAAATTTTTATTTGATAGATTTAAAAACGAATATTATCACAAAGATTATCCATCAATACGTTTTGACGTAGACACATTTAATGATATGAGTGATTTTGATATACAAAATTTCATAGAAAATAAAATTAAAGAAATTAATTTTGAACTTAATTCACCAAAACCTAAAAGAAATAATAATTCATTTTTATCCACAGATGAAGTGTTAGCTAAATTAGCCGAGTTAAAAAGAAAAATAAATGAAGAATCTTTTAAAGAATTCTTTATGAAAAAAATTCGACTAAATCCGTAACCTGAACACACCCAATTGCAGGTAATGGCCATCCAATTATTTGAAAAACTCTGCTAATTGGTGGAATTATATTTTTTTCAAACATTTTCTTATAATCTGGCTTAACATAAGCATAGAATTCTTTCGGATAATCATTTGAAAATGCTATCGTGTCAAAGTTTAAACTGTTTTTAGCACAATATATCGTTTTTATCTTTTCTCCACTCGATATTTCTTGATATCTATCAAGAATATTTATTTTTTTTATCAATAAATTATAATTTATTGCCGATTTAACATGATTTGGTGTGCCTTTTACAAAAACACCTAATGTATTCATACTATTTTGATATTTTTCGTAGTTATTAACCTTTTTTCTTAATGCTATTGTTTCTGGTGTCATTTCACAATAACTCTCATATCCATTCTGAAATAAATTATTAGCAGTTAATCTATTTTTTGAAATAATGGCAGATTCTATAATACTTTTAATTAAATTTTTACATTCTTTGGATAATATCGATTTAGCAACTTCAAGACCTTTATATATAAACTTGTCAGTTTTTGAACCTTCGTTATTTAATACATGTAATATGTAATATTTTTTCTTTTGTAGAACAGCAACGTCACATATCTTTTCTCTTTTGAAGAAATATCTACTATCTTTAGAGTTAAATTTAGCAATTGCCCATTCATTTATTCGTTGATTCAAAATATCACCAAGTTCATTGATCAAATCTAATGCTTCTTTTGTTATATTTTTATCATTATCTAATAGCTTTATGTTTTTATTCTTAAAAATTTGACTGAAAGAAAAAAACTCACTATCAGTATCTTGATATACACAAATATCTTCGATAGTACCTGTAAAACTTTCTTTTTGTTTTAGATGCTCATAAACTATTTCAGAACCTCTTTTTACTACCGCTTGGCCCGATAAAGTTACGCTTTCGGCATGATCTATATCAAATAATGGAGAATATATCTGCGAAAAAACTCCATATATAGAATTCAAAATAACCTTATACACGTTAGATAGAATATCGTTGTCTACCATTTCTTCTTCTAACTTTTTAATTATTTTTTCATCTTTTTCGGTTTCAATTTTTTTTGCCGCTTCTGATATTTTATTTTTAGCATCAACTCTTTCTTTGTATAAACCATCAATTAAATTTGGAACAATTCCTTTAAATTTTTGCGTGTATAAAACCTTTGATTCGGTAATGCTTAGATGTTCGTTTTGTATTAACTTCTTAAATTTATCCTTTTCCAGTATTACGTTTTTATTGTTGGCTAATTTTATAGTGTATTGATCATTTTCAGATTTAATAACTTTGCCGATTTTAGTTTCTGGTGATATGTTTAAAGTAATAATAGTATTTGGATATAGACTATTAGCATCATATGTTACGACATCTTCGTAAAGACCTGGTTTGGGTTCTTTGACAAATCCTCCTGCAAATTTTTGTTTAATATTTTCTATATTAAAAGTAGGAATAACCATTCCCTGTTTTTTTGCTTGGTTAGCTACCGCACCTGTAATCAAAGAAACCTTCCCCATTGCTTTTTCAAAAGGTATAAATCCTCTATATGAAAGATTTCTAACAAGTTTTAAAAATTTTAACTTATCTTCCAGTTTAACAAGCAATTTTACGTCTTGAATATTGTAATCAACAAAAGTTTCCCAGTCTTGATCCGCTAAATCTGCAAGTGATGAAGTTATATATGCAATCTTAGATTCTCCTAATTCATATTCTGATATATAATTCAAACTATAAGATTCTCTATCACCTAAAGAAAAAGTTTTATATACATCCATGTAATCCAAAATTGAAATACCAGAAATATACCATCTGTCCATTTTTTTTCCAAGTTTGTTAACAGATGCATTTTCGACAAATCTTAATTTTTGAACAGGTGAAAGTCTTTTAGCTTCCTGATCATCAAATAATAGTGCTAAACGATTAATTATATATGGAATATCATACCCACATATGTTCCAACCAGATATACAATCTGGATAGTCGTTTTCCCAAAAAACTAAAAATTTTTGCAATAATACTTCTTCGTTAGCACATCTAATATATTGTTCATTTTCATTTTTAGATGTGTAATTTTTTGATAATCCCCAAGTATAATACTTTTCAGAATATGAATCATATACTGTTATTAGATTTATAGGATCGCTTGCTTCTTCTGGTGTTGCAAAACCGTTTTTACCGTATGTTTCAATGTCCAAAAAATAAATTTTTAATTTATTTTTGGCAAAATTTTCAACATCTATATCATCTCTAAAAGTATCCAACAAATATTGCTGTTCTACGTTTAAATTATGAAATAAACGAGTAATTGGTGTGTCGTTTATGAATTTATGTCTTTCAAATTGATTTCTAAATTTTATTTTTTTTAATTTTGTATTAAAAATAGACAACCCATCTGTGCCATTTGGAGATTCTATATATAGATAAGGCTCAAAACTATTAACTAATTTTACTCTGTTTCCATTTTCATCCCAAGTCCAAAGATGAACGCATTCTTCTTTGGAATCATAATAAACATTTCTATAAGCCATTAACGTAATTATGGCACAAAACAAAAATCATTCAAGCTTTAAATCCAAACTGGAAACTTTGCTATATTATACTTTTTGATCTGAATTGTTTTTAATTAAATTTGGACTTTTCGTATTTCTATCTTTCGATGCCCAATCTGTAAAATAAATTGCTTCATATTCATCAATATGGTCTTCTAACCACATAGATTCTACGTATTTTCTAGATTTATCGGATTCTTTCATATATAAATCAAAATCTGATGTTATAACTTCTAACTGGGAAATTAAATCATCTCCAGTTTTAAATTTGTAATCTGCCATACCGTAAGTACACATGTCTTGGAATGTACCAGGTAAGCCGATACCGCCAGCTTCTATTATTTTAATATTACTCTTAGAACGATTGAAAATATTATCTTGTAATGGTGCAAAAACAGCATTGCAATTTGTGTCCATCAAACCTTTAGGATATTCTAGAAGAGGCGACCAATCGATATATTCCATTTCACCATTATCAATAAATGGTTTTAGTTTGATTGGATAACAACCTTTCCAAACAAATTTGAATTTTTTACGTGCTTTTATAATAGCATCTGTAACGTGTGCAAAATCGTCGTTTAATCCAGTTTTATTTAAAACATCGATATGAGTACCTGACCCTGAATATAAAATTCTTGGTCTTTTTTGATTTTTTTCAAAATTTTTGATTACTTTTTCTCTATTATAATGTCCATCCAACCAGAATTTTGGTGGATAATTTGGAACAACTGTAACTTTTTTATTTCCGGTTTTATTTATATAATAATCCTTCATGTATTGACAAGTTACGGTGATTTCATCCATCATTCCCATTATTTCCATAATACTTTGAACGATTTTAGGATCTGTAAATGCTTCTTTACATCTATTATAATCCGGAATATCATCACTAAAAACAATATCGTCAATTTCATATATTAATCTATAATTCATTTTAGATTTTGCTTTTGTTAATTCTTTTATGAAAGCATTTTGAGTTGATGTTGCTTGACGTTGCATTCTAATTGATTTAATAGGTGCGTAAAAACGCATATCTAAAATCATTTGAGTTAATCCCGATATACATGCCTTCTGATATCCATTCATTATATATTCTGGCCATATCATTCTCCAAAAACCACAACCACCATAATCCGCATAATAATTTATTGCTCTAGGCAATTTACTTTCAGGCATTTCAACTGGGGGTGCTGATGGTATTCTTACTGGTTTATACCCAACATAACTATATTTGGGAAATCCAACAGGAAGACCTATCGGTGAACCTACAAGTCCGGTAACTACTGGTTCATATTCATATACAATATTTCCTTTTGTGTTGTTATCATTTTTTAATTTAAGTGCCATAATAAAATTTAGTTGTTACTGTTTAATTTTCAATCTTATATTTTGTTTGTCCGTTTTCTTTTTCCAACATAATAATGTTGTCGAAGTTATTTTTTAACGATGATTTGTTATGCGAAACTACATAAACCATTTCTTCATGATCATCGATGCGTTTTTTCAAAACTTCTACTATTTTTTCTATTCCTGCTTCATCTATAGCAGAATCAAATAATTCATCATACATACTCAAAGAATAAGAGTTGCCAGAATACATTCTCAATATATCTTGGAATGTAAAAAGAATGGCAACATCAATTCTTTTGCGTTCTCCTCCACTAAAATTAAAGTAAGAACATTCATTTCCTTCTAAGTTTAGAAGTTTTTCATCGAAAAACTCATCAAATTCACAAAAACAAGGAGCATCGAGTGTTTTTAAATAAAAATTTAATTTTTGATTGAAGTGTACTATTAATTTTTTGATTATATATGTTTTAACACCTTCTTCAGATAATACAAACTTGGCTTCATCCAAAATTGCAAGTTTTTGTTTTGCTTTATCTAAATCGTTTTTTATTTTTTCAATATTTTGTTTAATTTTTTCAATTTCATCCGATGTATCATCTTTTTCTTCTTTTAATTCCAATATTTGTTTTTTTAAATCATCTATTTTAGTAAATTGTTCTTTGATTTTTTGATCTTTTAATTGTTCTGCATTTTTTTCCAATAAAAATTTTTTATTTTTATCTCTTAAAGAGATTAACAAAGATTTTGCTTGGTTTTTTTTATCATTTTTTTCATTTATAATATTAGTGATATTTAAATATTCTTTTTCTAATAAAATAATTTCATTTTGAATTTCTTTTACTTTATTTTTCAATAAATCTCCATCATGATCTTCGAATTTTCTATTACAAGTAGGACAATATGCTTTTTTATCTTTTAATTTCAACATTTCGTCTTTCAACGAGTTTGTTTTTGTTTTGAATTCTACATGTTTTCCCTTTTCAGTCGAAATTAATTCTTCAATTTTATCAATACCAGTCTCTAATTTAATAATTTTATCTTCTGTTTCTTTTATTTTAATATCGAAATCATCTATCGATACTTTCTTTTCTTGTAAAAAAACAATATGATCTTTTATTTCTATGATATTTTCCTCTAAAGAAGAAATTTTGATATTTTTTTTCTCTAAATTTTTTTGAATATGATACTCAAAAGTTTCAAGATGCTTCTGTTCATTTACAAATGTATTGCACAATATATCATTATGTTTTTTAGCATCATTGTAATCAGATCTTGCTTGTAAAAGCATGTCTGTAAAAATATTCAAATTTAAAATACCTTCTATGAACTTTCTTTTGTCTATTTTCTTCTGTGCCATGAATGGCAAAGTATTATCTGCCGTCATGATAATAGCATTATTAAACAATTCTGGAGTTGCTCCTATTAATTTTTGAATTTCTTTATCATTATTGGGTATAGTCGATAATGTTACATCTTGACCATCTTTAAAAATTTGTATTTTACTTGGTCCTAATGTTCTTATAATGCGATAAGAATCAATGTTATTATCGCTATTGACAATATCAATGTTTAATTCAACCTCACAACCTTTTTTTTGATGATTGTGAATTATTTTATCGTTTTTAATATCACGAATAGTGTTTCCGAATAAACACCAATATATCGATTCGATAATAGTCGATTTACCAACACCATTTCTTGTGTTATTGTCTTTATTAGTACCTGTTATTAAGTTAATACCACTTTGAAAGTTTATTTTCAAAGTATTGTTTCCAACCGATAAAAAATTTTTAATAGAAAGAGTTTTAAAAACTATTTTATTCATTCATTTTATACTAGCATTTATATAAAATAAATCAATTACACAAATTCATAAAAGTTTTGAAACCAATTCCCGAAATAAAAATTAAAAAGTTGCGGATTTTTTTTGTAAACGTATGAATAAATTGCTTGATCGTCGTTTATTACGCTCTCATTTAAAAATTCTTGTATTGTTTCAAAGCAAAGTTTTTTGAAAACCATTAAAGGTTCAATTTTTGCCGCAAACATTGATCCAGCAATGCTTACTCTAGGATCTAAATATGAAGATAATTCAATTTTGTCAGATAATGATAAAAAATGAATTTTTTCATCATCTAATAATTTTGTTTTTTCTGGATTTGGATATTTACTAAAGCAATATTGTTTAGGAAAATTGTGATGATAAAATCCAGCATCAATCCACATAAAATATTCACTGTTAAATTTGTTGTTTAAGATACTTTCCTCTAAAAAACTTACTTTATTAAAATTTATAATGTTATATTCAGCAGAATTCATTTCTGGAGTATGTGATTCCGGTCTGTTTTGTAAAAAAACAGAAGAACGCATGACTTCTTCGCATTTTAAATAAAATTTTTTATATGCTTCTAGTTCTGTAAATTTCTTAATGTTTATAGCTGTATTGTTTAAATCTGGGTCTATTTTTTTTCTTGTAGAAATTACATGTTCAACGTCTCTTTCGTCTACATATATAACCATTTTCGAATCGAATGACAGTATATTATTAAAATATGTTAGATATTCTTCATGAGTTCTTTTAAATTGTTTATTCCATTGCCCTCTTCCGATATCATAAAGTGCGGTTACTATCGTTGTCATATTTTTTTAAGTTTCCATTTAATATCTTGTTCACACCAATTGTCTGGAACTTCTTGAAATGTATTATCTTCTAAATATCCCCACCCTTTAGCAATTTTTTCATATTTATTGTTTAATAAAACATCGAAATTTTTTTCTTTGTTTTGTGAATTTACATCATTATTTACGTATATTGCAATTTTATCGTTTTTTTCAACTTCACATTGAATCTCTCCAATTAAACCTTCCTCAATATATTTTTCCAGTGTTTTTAAAACTATAAAATCATAACCTTGTAAATCACTTATGTATGTATGGATATATGATATGTCATTTTCTTTACAAAAATTAAATAAATTTATTGCTGGTATTTTTATTTTTTCTTTTGGTAAAATTGTATTGTATAATTCGTTTGATTTGTTTGCTTCTAGTAATGAACTAGAGTCTCCGTTATTTGTTGATATGTTAAAATCAACAAAAGTATTGTGTTTTTCACATATAGCAGCATTTATTATTTTTACATTTTTATTATTAATAAATCTTTGTTGTAAAATTCTGCAAAAATTTGGATTTGCTTCAAATGCATAAATAACATCATAAGAATTTACATAATTTGCTAAAGAATTTCCTTGATGTGCGCCGATATAAATAAGAGTTTTCATAATTGTGTATTTTTGAAATGAGCATCATTGGCAATACTACTGTTTCCACTATGTATATATGCATGTAAAATTTTATCAATAAAAAATTCCGTTTTAGCAACATCCCAAAGTTGTTTTATCCAATCATAGTCTTCTCCATAGTTTTTATATGAAAAATGATAATCTTTTACTAAAGATCTTTTCCATGCACATATATGATAAGGTTTTCTAGTGAATGTTTGTCCTGGTGAGTAGGACTGTTGTTCGTTTTTTAATCCAAAAACAGCGATTGATTTTGGATAATCCTCAATAAAACAATTTTGTTTAAACGTAATCACATCAACATCTGAATTTTTATCTATAGCATTTACCAATTCTATAACGTAATCTTCGGAAATATCATCATCGTCGTCTACAAATGCGACATATTTTCCTAATGCGGATTGTAATAAATTATCTCTTTTTCTACCAACTGTCTTTATTCTATTATCAATCAAAATGACGTGTTCTACTTTTTTTTTGAGATTATGTTTTTCTATTTGAGCGTTAATCTTGTCTATTAATTTTAATAAACTACTCGTTATCCTAGAAGGAACGCTTGGCGTTAAAATAGACAATAACGGTATTGTATCATTTAGATCAAATCCTTTTGTTTTTCTTGCATTATAAGTTTTTTGATCTTGATGAAAATAACTTTCATTCTTGAGATACAATTCATCGTATTGTGTTTTTTGATAAACTGGATGTGCATGTTCAATAATAACACGTTCGCTTTTTGTATATCTTTCTAATAACATAGAAACATCCGTAAACTCATTATCACACCACAGACTAATATAGTCTGGTTGATAAATGTATTTAAATCTATCATAATATTTTTTACCCATTATAGATAGTGTATTTATATCAACTCTTGCACCATCATTATACCATAACACACCATCCATATCTGGATAGTTTTTTGACATATCATCTCTAATAATTTCATCATAACCTTCTACGACAGGAACCATATCATCCGATGCTAATAATAAAACATCCCATCCATCAATTTTGTTCATGTCTGCATTTATTGCTTGAACTTTTGTTTTACTATTACCAAAAAAATATATTAGTTTTACTTGTTTTTTATAATCTTCCAATTTTTGAATAATCGTTGGATTATTCATTTTAGAATCATCTTCATCGCAAGATATTAAAAATGCTATATTTTTTATATTTTTTGCATATTTTATATATTTTTCTAAAACTGTAAAAAATTTTTCTGGTCTATTTCGCGTAGGAAACTTTATGAGTAGTTTTATAGGATTCATTTTCTTTTTATTATTACATCTAAGTCTTGAACATATGTAACCAAATTATACCATTTGTTCAAAATTGATTTTGATAAGTCAAACAAATCGTTGTTTTCAAAACAAATCACATCAATATTGTAGAAATCGTGATCTATAGATTCCAATAAATCCAATTCACCACCTTCTGTGTCTATTGAAAGAAAATCAATATCTTTAACTTTGATTAAATCATTAAATAGATAGTTTTTTACTGATATTTTTTGGCGTTTACATTGATGTTCTTCACAATCTCTGATAATTCTTTTTTTATGTTTTTCAGTATACTTTTCAACAATACCACTTAACATTTCAGTATAACCTTCCATTAAACAAAACTCTACATATTCTTTATTTAAATTAGAAACTGCGCAATTATGGTTTGTAGATGTTCTGTTTTTTTCTAAATCTTTAAATCTTGCTTCGTTTGGTTCAATGCAAATACCAGACCAACCTAATTGATCGAATAAATACGTATTGCTTCCGGTAATTCCGTCATGAGCACCTATATCTACATAAAATCCATCTTTTTTTTCAGTAAAAAAAGTATTATATACAAATAAGTCTTGTTTCAATTGTCCGTAATGTTTCATAAATTGTCTAAAAATACTGTTTCGAACTTTGACATTACATTTTTTGGAGAAAATTCTTCATAAGAATTGTAATTCTTATCTTTTTCTACTTCAAAATTATTTAAAATATCAAAAAGTTCATTTTGATTTCTGTAATATATAGCATCGTTTTTTAAAATATCAATATAACCCTGACCCGCTCCAAATTTCCAAGTTACAATCGGTTTATTCATAGAACAAAACTCTGCTATAGCTAAACCGAATGTTTCTCCGTGATGTCTAGCATGAATCATTGCATCACAAGCAGAAATATGAGCATATTTTTCTTTTATGTCATAGATGGGATCGATGAATAGAACTCTTTTATGTGAAATAAAAGGTTTTGTGCAAATAAAAATAAAATATAA